TGCCGCCCAGAATTTTCAGGAACAGGGTCATGGTCCGAAGCCTTTCACGGCACGGGGCCGCTGTCAAGTCCTACGGGAGCAGACCGAGCCGACGTGCCGAGTCGTGCAGCCTGGCCGAAGCGCCTTCGGGCGTGCGCGGATACGTCTTTTCCGTTGCCGGCGCGGTGCCGGCGCGGGGAGCCGGCACGCCATTCCCCTGCTGGACATTCGGCTTCGGCTCGGCAATGGGTGGCGCCGCTGCTTTCGCAAGGTTCGCCTCTACTTCGGACATCGCGTGATGCAATAGATCGTCGGCCAACTCGCGCGAGATCGGGCCGCTGATCTTCAGCTTCAAGAGACGAGCGTTCGCCTTCTCCAGCGCGACCGTGCGCGCCTCGTCGCTGTTCTCAGGCTTCGACGCGAGCGGGTATTTCGCGGTACCGTCCTGGTTTTTCGTGTCGCGAATCTGCGCCGAGAACCGTTGTGCGTTCCGACCGTCTTCCTCTGCCTTCTCACGCGCCGCACGCGCGTCCCGATCTTTCTTCGCCGTCTCCTGCTCTGCCCTGATCGCGTCGATCTCTTCGCGGGACAGCTTCGTTTCTGCGTCGGCCGATCCTTCAGCGGTCCATTCCTTGAGGAACTCTTCCGCGTCCTTCTCGTAGTCGCCTTCTGACAGCAGCTTGATTGCAGCGCCGCGCTTACCTTCCTTCCACAATTTCTTGATGTCTCGGATCGTGGCCACGTCGGCCGACGCGGCTTCCAGTTCCTTGACCTTTGCGGATTCTCTTTCGGCGCGAACACGGGCGGCTCGCTCTTTCTCGCTAGCCTCGGTCAACTTCGCGAGCGTGGCCGCGTCCATTTCCACCTCGGCCGGCTTCCCTTCGTCTTTTTTCGGCTCGACGTAGGTTCCTGCCGCGACCTGGCGCTGCTTTTCGTCGCGCGCCTGGATCTCGGCGATCACAGCAGAACTGCGCTCGACGAGATTGTCGTGCGCTTTGTCGGACACTGACGGGGGTGGTTCGATTGGTGCAACGGCGGCGTCTGACATGACTACCTCATGGCGGGGTTAGAACGGGAGCGACTTGTGGCGGACTAGGAGGAATGATCGGAGCGGTCGCGGGCGGCTGAATCCCAAATCCCGGAACCGTCGCGTTCGGGGGGCCTCCAGGTGCTGGCGTCGGCGTCTGAGTCGTCGGCCCCGGCAACGGTGGCGGCGTCTGTTTCTGCGTCTGTAGATCCTCGCATGCGGCCTTGAACATCAGGATCAGATCAAGGCGATCTTGCGGCGTGTCCTCTTCCTCTTCCAGGGTGTATCGAGACTCGGCGTATTCGATCGCGTACGCCAGATCTGCGAATGCGTTCGGAGGTTGATATTCGCCGGTCTCGATCATCTTGTCGAGCTTCCGCACGACCGACTCTTGCGGCGCATTCTCTAGATCCTGTTCGCCGTCCACGTCGGGAACCTGCGAAAGGCGCATGTGCGTCTCACGGCTGATTTCGTTGTTAGCCAGCTGCGCGTCGATGATCTCCTGGCGACCGGCGATCGTCTGCGGAAGCCGCGACATCGGATAAGCTTGCATCCCGACTTTGTTCTCGGGAATGTCAACCTGCTTCCAGTCGATGAGCTGCCGTTTTCGTCCGCTGAGTGTAACGGATACCTTCAGCTCGCGACCAATTCGAATCTTCATGTAGGCACATCGCACCACGAACGCTTCCAGTCGCTTCGAGGCGGCCTGAAAATTAACGTCCGTGATCTGGTCGTACTTCTCCAGTGCGACGGCCGACTGCAGCGACTTCGGAGCTTCCCCCACGACGGCCTGAGTGGACACGTGAACGCGCGTCGCCATCCATTGAATTTCGCGATCGATTTCCTTTAGGATCTGTTCCGTGATCACGGCCGGCGTTATCAGTTGCGGCGCCGTTTGCGTGTACTTGACGATATTTCCGCCGCCGCGGCCGTCGTTCCCGAGCGCGTCGGGGTTTACCTGGGAATTCGCCTCGACCAGCCAGCGCGAGTCACCGTGACGGCGCATGTTCATCTGGACCGTTCCGATCATCCGGTTCACGCTCTGTTGCGTGCGGCAAATCTGCTCGACGAGGCCTTGGCCCTTGAATCCGGTGTTGATGTCCGTGAATGTCAACGGGATCGCGGGCAGCTCGGGAAAGTTGTACTCACGATCTTCGATCGTGTAGTCGCCGACAACGATGCACGCACGCCCTGGCTTGTCGTCGGCCTTGGTCGATCCTTTGTCGGGGAGTTTGTACGCCTTCAGGTACGCGATCACGTCCGCATAGTCGACGCGGCTGATGAAATCGACGGCCGGGTATGCCTGCGGTGCATTGTCGATCGCTCGGACCGCGTCCGGATCATCCCGGTGCAAATACCTGAGCGCGTACCGATTGCCCCACACGCGACGGATTACCCATCCCTGATCGACCAACTCGCCGTCTTCGTTTGGCCATAAGAGTTCGTCATCCTGGACGCGCTCGAACAGTACTTGCTTCCGTTTGTAGTCAGCTTCGAGCCACGCCCACCCGGTACCGTACGTGTTCGCGTCCAGTCCAATCTTCGGGACCTGATCCCAAAACCCGGTCTCCGCGTCGAGTCCGTCAACCCATTGCGGCAGGTACTTCGCCCTCTGCCTGGCGTTGAAGTCGCCACGGATCGGCACCGCCGTGACGAACGGCTGGTTCGACCAGACGCGATTCATGTACACGTCCGAGAACGCGCCGCACGCGTTAAACTCGGGTGGCGTGAACAGCAGAGTTTCGTAATCGGCCAGCAGCGCGGACGGGCGCCTGGCCATCCCGTAACAGTACGACGCGAACGTGAGCCGCCCGGTCATGTGTCGAAAGTACGTAAGCGATCGCCACCGCTGCCGAAACCGCGCCGTCTCCAGATCGGTCGCAACGCGGGTCACGCGCTGGGCAAGTTCGGTTCCGCGAGGATCGTCGGGACCTTTCCGCTTGGCCAGAAACCACGCGTAGTTCAGCAGCTTGTCAGGTACCGGCTCGCTCACGAAGGCACCTCGTCCCGGCGCAATGGCCGCTCCTCGTCGAGCCGATCCAGGTCAGTCTTTGGGTAGATCGGTTCCGGATCGGGAACCTGCGCGGTCTGTCGCCGAACTACTGCCGGTGCGGTGGCCAGCGGGCCGAGCTTTACTGACGCGAGCCGACCGTCCGGGTGGAACGTAGCCTCTGCCACGCCTCGACGCCTGAGCGCATCGACGGTGAGAGACCACCCGTTCCGCTGACGTTTGCCGGCCACGCACAGTGACCATACACGTAGTGTAACGTCACGTCAAGCGATCGTGCCACAGGCTGTCAAGATCTGTCGTCGGTATGTCCTCGGACGATGCGCCCATGCGTAGGACCTTTTCGGCCTGATCTGCTAACCAGGCGTCGCCCTCCAGCTTCGGGCCGAGCTCTGTCCCTGGCGGCTCGACGAACCCCTGCAGCGCGTACCGGCCGGCGTCGGCAACGTCCGGGTGGATCTTGGAGTCGTCCCATTCGTATCTCCCCTCGACGCGCGCCTTCGTGTCCCACGTGGCCAGCTTCAAATCGTTTTCGAGCTGCGACCCGGCGATGATCTTGAGCCGGCCGGTCGCGAGTAAGGCAGCGAACCGCTCGACCTGAGCGCCCAGGTCGGTCTTATTCGCCGCCTTGACGACCATTCGACCGATGTAGCGCCCGAACAGATCGAGCGTCTCTTGCGACGAGCCGGCATCGCGAAAGAACCTCACGATCGTCTCGTACCTGGAAAAGAAACAGTCTGCTACCGCCGTCGCGTCGTTCCAGTCCGTCGCGTCGCCGTTTCGTTTACGTGCATTACGCGGCGTCACCCACTCGGCAATCTGGTAGCAGATATCACGGCGCTTAGACGACCATCCCCACAGCACGAACGCCCACCGATCGCGCGTACCCGGATCGGTCCCGAGCGAGAACGTATCGATACCGAGCGGCGGGATCGCGCATTTGAACGTACCCGGCTCGATCTCAAACGGGAATGCAAAAGGCCGAGGGTTCCACGCTGCGATTTCAGGCCGGTACCTGAACGCGGTCGCGTTCGGATCGAACACGAGCTTGCCGAACCATCTCCGCTGCACCTCGGGAGAATCCTCGGACAGTCCGGTAAGGTGAAGGTATGTCCTGAGCGCCTCGAACTGATCTTCGATCAGGTGCGGATTCGCGAACCGGTTCCACGTCTTGACCAGCCAACGGCCCGACGTAAGCGCGTCATAGTAGTACCCGGCCGGAACGTCAGGAAGCATTCCGGCCAGCAGGTACTTGCCGCCTGGCGTGTCGGACAGGGCCGGCGCGATCACGTCCTCGACGAGCTGCTTTAGCAGCGTGGAGCTCGCCCCTTGTGACTCGTCCGAGCAGAACGATCGCAGCCGCTGGCCGAGCATGGTTTGAATGTGCCGGATGTCGTCCAAGCCACCGAAGGCCACGCTCGATCCGTTCGGGAACATCGTCTGCTGGTTCGTGTGATTGTGCTTCGCGTACCCGAGGCCGCACACCCGATCGACCATCGGTATCCAAGTCGTTCTCCACATCGCCTCTTTCGCCTGTCCACGGGTCAGAGCGGCGTAGATTTGATTCGTGCCAGGCTCAGATAGCGCCACGAAAAGGTCATGGATTGCGATCCCGGTTGTTTTCGCGGCGCGACGGGAGCAAGACCAGACCTGATACATGTTAGCGGTCGGATCTAGGAGCGCTCTGATCGCCTCCTCTTGCGCCGCATGACCGTCGCAGAGCGCGGAGACGTCCGCACGGGGTCCATCGTTAGCCGCCGAGTAAGTCTCGTCGTCCGGAATGTCCGACGGTGGCGTTATGGACTGAGATTTACGGGGCAAGGATCTCCCTTAACAGCAGGTGTGGACGGTGACGGATGATCCATCCCTTACCGGAAATCTCCTCGACGTCCTTAGGCACGAACGGGGTATTGACGTTTCCCTTTCCGATCCCGGCGTGTTTGAGCAACGCCCGTGCGAATCCTTTTCGCCGCCATCCCCCGTCCTTTACCGACACCCAAGCGACAGACCGGCCCGAGTACAAGATCCACCCGTATATCAGGTCGCTGTCGCCGCCGGGGTAAGCGATCGCCAGCGTCCAGTTTTTGGACCGCAGCAGAGCCCCGATCGCAGCTCGGCGGATCGACTCGGACATGGCCGCGCCATGGACGGAGAATCGGTACTCGGCCGAGAACGAATCGGTTACGTGCTTCCAGTCCGTCTCGCGCCCGGGACGAATCCGGATCGTGGCGTTACTCATCGTCTTCGCCAGGCTCTCGCGTCGGTCCCACGGCCGCAATGATATCCTGAAATTCGCGCAGCGTCATCGCTCGATTCTTCCACCGAAACAGGCCATGCTTGATCATCGTCCCGATTACGG